TCTTGTTGTTCTTCATTTCCGAACAGCTCGATATTGTCATACAACCAACGATAGATTTCGTCCATCTCTTCTGGCAACACTTGCGAGCAAATAAGTTTACGTGCTTCTGTAATCTTACCTGCTTTGAACAAGTCAACCATCTTTAGTTTGTAGTCATCGCTAGAACCATCATCTGCATTCTTATTAACTAATGTGCCAGTTTGCGATTCTAGTTGTACTGTATTAATACATTTGCGCAAGTCTGGATAGTAAGCCTTGACATACGTATCTAAGGTGTCTAATTCAAACTGTACGCCCTCTGTAATAAGGATCTCTGCCATACGTGCCGTAAACTCTACTTGATCAATCTTAGCAATGTGCATGTGCTGACAACGACTGTGTATAGCTGGCATAATTTTGTTGGGATAGTTGCATGTTAGAATAAAGCGCACACTGTGACTGTAGTCTTCCATCAAGTTACGTAGCGCAGGCTGCACACTGTTAATGTTCATATAGTCAGCTTCGTCAATCAACACAACTTTAAAGTCACCAAACGGCATAGTTTGACAGAATGTAATAAGTTTATCAACCCATTCAATCTTACGTGCTTCCTTAGATCCGTTAGCAATCAGTACATCAGTGTCTTGCACATCTAGTTGATTAATAAGAATCTTAGCGATAGTAGTTTTACCTAAACCAGCACTACCACTTAGCAAGATATGCGGAATACTTCCACTGTCAATCCAGCCTTTGATCTGTTCACGCTGATTCTCATCGCGGAACACATAACCGTCTACACTTTTAGGACGATATTTTTCTACCCATAATTCTTTCATTTAGATGCCTCTATCATTTTAATATTATTAATTGTAACATTAGACTGAACTACTGTCAATCTAATTATCTAGTCCAAAACAGGGCATATGAATTGCTACCTTACATGCTCTAGCATACTCTTCCGGACCCATAATAGCTACTGACATCAGCAAAGGTAGTGCTGTAAGTGTTAAGATGATTACCAAGAACGCCCATCCTAATCCTTTTGTGGTACAATAATTAGTTTGTTCACTCATGTTCAGTTTCCATATTTGTTTCTAAGTCTTGATCGGTCATTGTATTTTATCATGATCGTCCATTCTGGATGTTTATCAACAAGTTCACTTGCTTCACCTAAACTGTCATAGACATCTATGATGCCTCCAGATTTTAAATTCATTACATAAAACATTATTCGTGTTCTCCACCTGAACCACGAAATGCTGTCAACCCAGTTAGCGCACTTGGCTTGCGTTTCGCTGTTTCAAATACTGCAACTGTTACAACAATACCAGCAATTAGTACTGTGTGAACAATTACGTTAATTCCTGCGTATGCCCATGTTCCTGTAGCAATCGTAAATACAATTACCCACATCCATGCAAGAACTTGCATAAGCATGTGACGTACTGGTAGTGATGGAATATTGCTTAATGGATTTGTATCGTGATCCATTACAACCTTCCAGTTGTTAATAATAAAATCTTTCATTGTATTCTTCCTTAGTCTTGTTTTGTTTCTGCTTCTTTTTTCTTTCTACGCTTTGCGTAAAATCCACCCTTGTATTCAATATCTTCGGTTCGGGCATTCTTTTCACATTGTGTAATTTCGCCACCATTTTTAAGATACTCGTCAATTAATCGTTGCGACTCTTCGCTTAGTTCTCTTTTCACAGGATTCATCGTTTTAGTCCTAACTCTTTGTATGCAATTTGAATTGCTTTTGATTGAAAGTATGCATCTGCTAGTGCATTGTGCAAGTTGCTTTGCATTGCTTTACGTGGATCCTTCTCGCAACAGCCAAAAAGCGTTCTAGAATCCCGTATAATCCAAAAGTTCCACGGAATCGGCCTTGCAGCGCAGCGGAACATGTCTTCCAGTATGGTATAGTCAAAACCGTATCCTTGGCCCCATAATGTATCAACACCAACGACCCACTTGCTAATTTGACGTAAAGCCTCATCTACACTTACAGCACCAGTTTGGTCAAAGGCTTCTTCCATGATCTTAGGATCTTGTTTGCCCCACCACTCGATAGTACTATCACTAGCAGTACGTCCTAGACGATCTTGCTCGTCAATACTAATCTTTAGATAAAGTTCTGAGTGAGGCTCACTATCATCTAACGGATTAAACTTAACTGCACCTAGTGACAGTACAGTTGCATTTGGCCTAGTGTCAATAGTTTCTAAGTCGATTGTGCCGTGTGTGGCCATAGAAAAACTCCTTAATTATTATATACATTATAGCATATAGTAATCAAGGAGTCAAGTATTATTTTGGAACATTCCAAAGATTAATTGGAGGTAAGGTTAATTTTGACCAAGAAATGGTTGTAATTCCGGTGCCTTCCAGCCTTCCGGCTTTAGTACTTTGCCGTCTGCTCGTTTGATCACTTTGCCTGTCGTTGGATCGATCTTTGCAAAGTTTGTGTCCATTACTTCTTTCCACGCACCTTCTCCGTCAAAGCCGCCTGCTCGAATAGCACCCATAGTAACAACTAAGATGTCAACAAGTGCGTCTAGTTGTTCTACACGATCGTTTGCAATAACTGCTTCTTTTAGCTCTTCGTATTCTTCTGTGATTAGATCGAGATACATTGCATAGTTGTCTACGCTAGGTGCTTGATCACACGCTGTTGCAAACGTGTCAATATCTTTAAATGGATTTGTCATTAGGACCTCATAAAATCTTCTGGTTTAATATCTAAGCTAGAGCCATGCTCAGTAGTTGAACCGATAACAACATCTGATGGCTTGTCTTCTGCGTATGCTAAAATGGATTTATTCTCTACCATACGAATATCAGTAGGTTCTTTACCTTCTAATTCTAATGTCATTCCACGTGTCCAGCGACCGTGTTCAATAAGGATCCAGTGACCAACTTCATACTCGTCTTTGTTGTCCGGACCTTTAGAAAATACTTGTCCCCAACGAGGATAGATACCACGCTCTTTACCGTCATCGCCACTAATAATTAGTCCACTTGCAGTTTTTTGTTCACCGAAATGCATATTATGTACTAGAACTTTGTCGCCAATTGCTCTAATTTGTTTAGCCTTAATACTACTAATAGTCGCCATTACTCACCTTTTTGTACAAAGTTACCGTCTTCATCTTCAACCCACTCATCTGTTTTCTTGCGAGTAGGTGCAGTTTTTGCTTTTGGTGCAGGTGTTGATGAAGGTTCAATCCAGTCTTCAGTAACATCTTTACCGTTAGCATCAACTTCTGCTTGTGCTGCTGTAGTACGTCTTACTGCCAGCTCTTCAGGCATTCCGCCCTTTTCAGCATAGTAGTCACGTAGTACTTCTTCACGTTTTCTAATAATCTGTCCACCTGGGCCTAATTCGTCGCCGCGAGCATTTACTCTAGCATTACCTACTGCTGGAGTTAACTCGTTACGCTGACGTAGCAAATCCATATCTACTTGTTTGCCTTGCATCGACCTATGGACTTTACGTCCTGTTTGTTTCATTGGCATAATTGTTTCTCCTTAATTATATACTTACTTATCTCAGGAACTCTCTCCAATCCAGGTCATATTGGATTGAATTAATTCTATGTACACCTATTAAGTATAACACATAACTTGCTACACTACTACCACGACCTACACCCCACACGATATTATTTTTGCGCATAAAGTCTACAAGGTATACCATATAACATAAAATGTCTGTCATATTTCTTTCTGCAAATGCTCTAAATTCTTCTTGTACGCGAGCCTGTTCTTGTTGTGTCTTACATTTATCTTGCAACCAAGTATAGATGTCCATGTTCTTATACTCATCAGGCATAAACCATTCACTCTGTAACGCACCGTCAAAGTCTTTTTGATCTACATCTAAGGGAATATATTTTGTAAGTTCGGGTAGGTATTGTTCGCGCATTGCTGCGTTAAACTTTTCAATATCATCACTTGGATCACATAATACAACATGACACTTGTCAACATGACCACTATAGATCATATCAACTAAGTCTTTGTTTGTAAATCGTGGGATACCGAGTTCGTCAGTTTTCATAAGCATACACTTATTTTAACTTACATTTATGAGATTGTCAAGTCCTGATTCGCCATTATTTTGCATTTGTTTTAATTGTGCCTTGGCATTTCTTGCTCGCATTTCTTCTCTATACATTTCTACCATTACAGAGATCTGTTCTTGAAGTTGCGGATTGCGTGTTTGAAAGTATCGTTGAGACAGAGTGCGAAGAGAATTTTCTACTTCTGCGTCTGTTAAACTTTCAAATGAATCTACTAATGGATTAAACATTAATTACCAAATTGCCCTACATATTCGCCGTACACAGTTACGCCGCCATCGTCTGTCCAAAAGTCAACAATCTTTGGCGCTGTAGGTGAAGCAAGTTCGAGTTTTCCAGCTTCACTGTTATAAAACGGAAATCCACTTTGCCACCTAAATGTACCGCCAGCTTCTGTTGAGAATGTAACAACTCCTGTGCCAGAAAGTACTGCTCGAATTTTACCAAGTGTTCCATTTGCTGGCCAGTCTGAAAGTGTTAATGTAAATGAGCCGCCAATACCTTGTGTTTGGTAGTGACCATTATTAAAACTTATGTTCTGTCCTGCAATTAAGTTACCTGCATTGTATACATCTTCTGTTACTTTAACAAGTACTGCATTGACAAGTTTATTGTTACTAAAGTCATTATCAGCATTTAATTTTGCTGTAGTGGTTTGAAGTGATTCTACTTCAGCCTTTGCTGCAATAAAATTGTTTTTAATAGTACTAAAATTATCTCTGAAACCCTGTGAGTCATTATCTTGACCTGCTACTGGGTATGTTTCGTCGACGTCTGTTGTGTTTATGTTACTGGCCATGTTTTATGTTCTCCATCTGTATTTATCATAGATTAAATTCATAATTTGCAAATACGAAGTATTTAGGTTCGCCGACCCCTTCGGTACTGTCAATTAAGAAACGGTCGATATCTATTTCAAATTGTCTATAGTTAAATTTTGAAAACTTAATAGCAGATTCTATTATGCTAGAAGTTCCGGGTTTGCAATATGCCAATGGAATAGAAAGTGTATACCCAAGTTCTTGTATACTTCCTTCTTGTGGTGTACGCATCCAAAGCGGCAAATAATTCTTTTCTGTTACGCCTAGCTTTCTAAATTCAGTGCGCACATTACTTATATTACTAATGTATTTTACAATCTGATTTGGGTCACTTACAAGTACTGCGCTACTATCTGTACGAATTGTATTTTCAGGAACAGGTCTAACAGTTATGTTTGTTGAAGATTTTCTTACAAAATTTGCATCAACATCGCCATCTCTTGTACTAACGGTAAAAGCACCGTCGAGTGTAACTACTTCAGTTCCGGTGCGTGTTTCAACTTCAACAGTATTGTTTACATAGATTACGCTAGCCGGATTGTTTCTTAGTACTACTGGAATATTACTTCTTGTTGTTGTGTCGTATTGTTCATTATCTGGAGCAGACCTTATGCTGTTGACTAAGATCTTTTTGTTATTTTTAATTTTAATTGATTGTTTTACTTTGCCGTTACTTTCATATGGATCAATAATATCTAGATATACAACTTCGTATACAATATCATTAGTACCAGGAGTTTTAGCAACAGCAGTTTTTAACGATCCTATTTTATATTTCTTACGCTTAGAATTTAATGCCATAGCTGCTACATACTGTTCTGCTAATTTAGTTTCAATACCAGAATATACTAACAACTTAAAATCCTTTTGTAAACCAAATTCTGAATCATTTGGACGATATACATTATTTGGATCAAAGATAGCAGGATCACTAACAAAATTATTAAATGAAATTCGTTGTTCTGGTTTAAGCAACGGTTTAAAAAATATGTTACTAAACAGTTTGTCACCCGGATCAGCAACTTTTAACTTAAACGTTCTTTCAGTTGCACTGTATCCGAATTGATCTCTTGCTTCAATAGTAAATGTAAATTGTCTGTCTATGCTAGTTGAGTTTCCATCTAGCTTTAAATTAAAATTATCAAATACTGTTAAGCCAGGAGTTGTAACGTTGCCGAATGAATTAATTTTACCAATTATTTCACCGTCATATGCCAACTGTAATCCCGGTGGTAGTTTTCCTGAAACTAGTCTATACAACATAGTAGCATTAGGAACTGAAGTTTTTGCTGTAACATTTAATGTTGAAATATAGTTACTAGAAATATCGCCCAAGTCACTCGGTGATGTCCAACTAATGGTACTATTAACTTCGCCGAGCAGTCTAACTGTAAATGTTTTGTCAGTACTTGCTTGCTCACCACTGCCGCCGGTTAATCGAGTGGCACGTATTGTAAATTTGTATTCTTTTGTTACGCTAGGTTGGTATGGAACTTTACCAGCAATTTCGCCGTTGGTGCTATCTAATGATGTCCCCGGAGGAAGTATACTATCGCTGCTGTCCGGGTTTGTATCCAATAGTTCGTATGTAACTACACCTACTAAACTATTAGGATCGATAATATCTAAGAACAGTGTAATAAAGTTATTTGCTCTACGAATACCTAAGTCGCTAGGAGTTAACCAAATTGGAGTTCTAATATGAGTATTGTCAGCAGTAAATACACCACTACCGACTTGTAAAATAGTATTGTCTGCACGTAAGAAATCATCGCCTACTACATAAATTCTAAATGTTCTTCTAGCAATGCTGTCACCATCTGACACACTAATTGTAAACTGGTAGAAACGATTTAGCTTCTTTGGAACTTGCGTAGGTGTTGCATAATCATATATTGTTACATCATAATAAAAACTGTCAAAGCCTTGCGAACTTTTAATGCTAAAATCGTATGGATGCTTATCAAAATTGTTTTCATCGTATACGCCACTTTTTGCACTTTTGTCTAATGCTAGTACAGGGTCAACAACGCCAGTTAAATATCCGTCAGTAGACAGTGTCATTCCTGGCGGAAGTTCGCCGTCATTATTACCGATAAAATATCTTAATGATTGTCCGGCACTAGTATCTTGATCAATTACGTCAAATTTAAAATTAACAGGCGTACTATCTAAGATATAATAAGTTCCGTTACTTCCTATCGGTAACAAATCTTCCGGAGTAATCCAAACCGGTTCATCTGGGCCTTCAACTGTTATTGAGTAAGTTCTATCTTCTGTAGTACCATTAAGTGTTGCTCGTAATACAAACCTATAATCTGTACTTCTTGGAACTTCTAAAGGCGTACCAATTAACTGTGTTCCGTTTATTCTTAACCCGTTGGGTAAACTTCCACCGATTACTTTAATCGTTGAATTGGAATCTACAGGTAAAGTTACGGTAGTCGTAATTCTTTCCTGAAGTATTGCTAGTTTAGTACCAGATCTTTGTGTCCAAATTGCCATCTATACGTTCTCCGTACAGTATTTATCGGGTTGCAGTTATATTGCTCCTAAGTCAATAGTAAACTCTTTAACAGTTTCTCCGATAAATCCGCCCATATCTACTGTGTAATCTCTAATCATAAACTCAATTATTGAATCATAATTGACACGATCGACGATTGGACCAAAGTCCCAATAATCAGTAAAGTAAGCACCAATTGTACGAACGTCAACACCATACACTAGCCCAGACACTGGACCAATAAACTCATTAGCATTAATAGTGTTTACATTTTGTATTCGTTTATCATTTGCATTTAAATTTTGAGATAGTGTTGGAGATGTGTCTGCTGCAACAATACCAGTTTCTGCAAGTTCGACTACAATGTTAGTTCCGTTAATTCTTGTAGTAATACCGTTGTCACCAGTAACACCTAAGTATCCGTTTGCTGCTACAACAATACTACCATTGTCGGATAATACTAATAGTTCGCTCATCCCGCCTGTAGAGCTAATTGTAATAGACTCAGGGTTAGATGTTAATACTGTATTTGTTCCGGCTATTAATTTTTTAAATTGTAATGTTCCATCATCTTTGCCTGCATATAATGATTCGCCTGCAATTCCAAGATTGATTGCTTCAACCGTAGTAGAAGTAATTCTGCTGTTTACGTCAGTAAAATTATCATTTACTTTAATAAAAGCTTCGCGGAGATCGTCACCTGTTCCATCGTTTGGAATGTTTCCTACGTTAATTGTTGTTATCGCCATTTAATACTTTCTCCGTTTTATATATTTATCTGTCTCTAAATCTAATGCTTAATCCGCCGCGAAAATTTAAGGAACCTCTTATTTTACGAGTCCCTGCGGCAGGAGGATATGGCGTACTAATAGTGTACGGTGCTAAGTATGCTACTCTAGCTGTTCCGCCTTGCAATCTATTTCTATCCACCCATTCACTACCTTCTGCTGTAGTGGCCCTTGTGTCGTCATAAAAATCTGCACTGTCTTGAATCTCTACTTCATTTTGAATCCAGTTTCGCAAATCACTATAAGTCCAGCTTCTGTTGTACTGTAATACAGTTGCTAAGAAACCAGCTGCTACTGGACAAGCTGCTGACGTTCCACTAAAGCGTGTGTCTCTACAATCTACTGTTGTTAGACCTGTGTAACTATCATCATAACGTGCAACATCAGTACCATACGATCCTACAGTTGCAGCTAACGTGCCGTCTGCAGGTGCATATATGTCAATGGCATTCCCCATATCACTATAATTTACTTTACGCTCTAGCCCACCACTAAATTCATCGTCTAGTGCGCCGATATT